CTCCAATTGTTTATCGTCCCAGGAATGGGACTAGATGCTGCTGCACATCTCTACGCTGCCATCGTAGGGGCCCACAAGATGGAGCCACTTAATTCGCGCCTTGAGCATTGAGTGGTGAACGTCTCAAAATATGAGATCCACTCGTAAGGACACGTAGCAATGATTGATTTTAGTGACAGTGGTGAAAGATCAGTCTTAACTTTCAGTTGGTTTTCAATGTCTATCTGGTCAGATACAGACACTCCAAATTTCTCAGCAACTAGCTGTCTAGTTTGCTCTCCTATAGGTCTCCTCTCTTCACGCCACACCTTCTGATCTAAAGCTTCCAGAATGTGCTCACGTTTGTAAGAATCAACAGAACTTATAACTGAAGTGACATCGCACCCGGCGCTAACACGCAGACAGTACAACGACAATTCAGTTACAATAGGGCAGGCTGGATATTGGTAATAATAGGACAAGGCTTTACATCTTAAAAGTGCCTTGATTTTACTACTGCGAGCGGCAGCATACCTACTATTTATCCATGAAATTTTGGCTATAACCTCCACTGGATCGGTGACAATTTCCTGATCTACCGGATCGAAAATCTGACCGCAAAAAGACGCATCAGAAATCCTCTCATAAGTGTCAAGTTTGATAATACATCCAAACTTAGCAAATAGCTCAGGGGTGGGGACTTTGTCCCCGGGCATGAACACAAAGAGTCCGTCGTCACCTTCGACAACTCCAATAAGAGATTTGATTCCTAGTACGTTGCATGCATGTTGCATCAACATCAAATTGCTGAAACCATTTCCCAAAGACGTGTTCATCTCTCCAGACATCCTACTAGCAATGACTATAACATGCAAGAACTTATTCTGTACTATGTTCTTGCCCGTCAGCACCTCTTTCAGAATGGCGAGAACCTCAGGCCCTTCCGATAAAGCACTTAGCAGATGTTCATACAATACAAATTCACAATTAAGCATCAATTGCTGAACAAACGTGGCTTCAAAAGAACTATAATCAGTGGCTATGTAATGCCCACCTTCTACATACACCTGGTTCATTATATACCTCGCCCTGTCTCTTACAGGAACGTGTTTAATGAATTCAGGCTGCTCATATATCACATCTTCCATCAATTTAATGTAAGGTCCAAAATATACCTTTGCTACATCTTCTCTAGCGTAGATTCCACGTGCATGTTTCCATGTTACGTACGTTTCATCTTTGGTGAATAATTTCACCTTAAAGAATTTGAGAGCTCCGGATCTATCTCTTTCCAGAAAATCTACAATATCTTGGTGGATTTTTGTGAGTTGTTCTTTACGTTTGGTATCGTATGTCGTTCGCGAAAGCCAAGTTTCAAACGAACGGTCGACTTCAGGAGACAGTGGAGATATGTTCCTGGATTTGATCCATTTGGTCACGGTTCTTCTTAATCGACGATAAAAAGCCCGTCCAGCGACCGGGAGGATCTGTCCCATGCGTTTCTTAACGCCAGCCTCTAAGGAATATGGGTCGTGGGTATCAGGGTGCGGTAAACAGACTCCTTCCACATGGCAGCCTGCCGAAACCATCTCAGCGCGCCGAACCGCGGCCTGATGATTTGCTATTGCAGGTGTGTACTTATCCGTTTCATCCGTTTAGCCATCCTGCCGCTTTGGTTGAATTAAATCGAGCAGCGAGGCTGTGAGCAATTATTATTATTTCTTACCACTCATTGCTAAAGGGGTGACAGGACGTTTACTGCTCCTTGCAGGGGGGATGCTTCGCATC